TACATGCAACTCAAATGTGTAAGGTGTGTGGATGTTTTATGCCACTAAAGGTGGTGACTCCTCTACCATGCCCTGAGAAAAAATGGATAATGTAATGACTAAATTAAAACCAAATGAAATTTATCTTGGTAACCCTAATCTAAAAAAAGTTGGTGTACCAATCAACTTTACCCCTGAACAGATTAAGGAATATCTTAAGTGTAAAGCAGATCCAGTATACTTTGCTAAGACGTATTGTAAAATTGTTTCTCTTGATGAAGGTCTTGTACCTTTCAAGTTATATGATTTTCAGGAAGACATGGTTCGCCGCTTCCATAGCAATCGATTTAATATTGCAAAACTACCACGACAGACAGGTAAGTCAACCACTGTTGTAGCATATCTTATGCACTATGCAATTTTTAATGATAACGTCAACATTGGTATCCTAGCAAACAAAGCACCTACCGCAAGAGAACTTCTCGGAAGGTTACAACTTGCATACGAGAACTTGCCTAAGTGGTTACAGCAGGGTATCATTGCATGGAACAAAGGATCTATGGAGTTAGAAAATGGCAGTAAAATTTTGGCATCTTCTACATCTGCAAGTGCTGTCCGAGGTATGTCGTTTAACATCATCTTCCTCGATGAGTTTGCGTTCATTCCAAACCATATTGCAGAGCAGTTCTTTTCCTCTGTTTATCCTACTATTTCTTCTGGTAAAAGCACAAAAGTCATCATCATCTCAACACCAAATGGGATGAATATGTTCTACAAGTTATGGCATGATGCTGAACTTGGTAGAAATGAATATGTAACTACTGAGGTACATTGGTCTCAAGTACCTGGCAGAGATGATAGATGGAAAGAACAAACAATTGCTAACACATCATTAAGACAGTTCACACAAGAGTTTGAGTGTGAGTTCTTAGGATCTGTTGATACTCTAATCTCTGCTGCAAAGTTGAGATCAATGTCATATGATGAACCTTTATCAAGCAGTAAAGGATTAAAAATATACGAGAACCCACTTCCAGATCATGAGTATCTGATGACGGTTGACGTATCACGTGGTACTAATAATGATTACTCTGCATTTATTTTATATGATATTACTACTGTACCATACCGAGTCGTAGGTGTCTATAGGAACAATGAGATTAAACCCATGTTGTTCCCAAACATTATTCACCAGGTTGCAGTAAATTATAACCGAGCATTTATTCTAGTTGAAGTCAATGACATCGGAGATCAAGTAGCATCAATCCTACAGTATGATCTTGAGAATGAGAATCTTCTTATGTGTGCAATGAGGGGTCGTGCTGGGCAATTAGTTGGTCAAGGATTCTCTGGATCTAAAACTCAACTTGGTGTAAAAACAAGTACTACGGTAAAGAAAATTGGTTGCTCTAACCTAAAGCAATTAGTTGAAGCGGACAAATTGCTTGTTAGTGATTATGATATCATCTCAGAACTTACTACATTCATTCAAAAGAAACAATCGTTTGAAGCAGAAGAAGGATGTAATGATGACCTTGCAATGTGTTTAGTTATTTTTGCATGGTTAGTTGCACAAGATTACTTTAAAGAGATGACGGACAATGATGTTCGTAAAAGATTATATGAAGAGCAAAAGAATCAGATTGATCAAGACATGGCACCATTTGGTTTTATTGATGATGGTCTAACTGACTATGAGTCAATTGATACTGAAGGTAATGTCTGGTATATTGCCGACAATGGACAAGGTTCATATAATGGTAGTGAGTATGGAGAGATGAGTCACATGTGGGAATACAGATAATGAGTTTTGAGGAAGAATTTGAACTTGGACATTTACTCTTTAATGAAAGAAAGTGTCGAAGTTGTGGAATTAAAAAAGATTTACTTACTGATTTTTATTTAACACGTAAAAATAGTAAAGGATTACCCTCTGCATATTCTTACGAATGTAAAGAATGTACGAAAAAAAGAGTGACTAAAACTAGAAGAGATAAAGTAGATATGCCATATAATCCAGTTCTAAGAATAAAAGATGTATACCCTGACTGGTAAAGGGTTCATGCATTGTTTCCCCATTGGAGAGTGTCAAAATAATAAATAGATTTAGAAAATATGACACACATTCTAGGAGATAAACATGGTAGTTTTACGCTCACCGGGAGTCGTTGTTAGGGAGAAAGACCTAACCAACGGCAGAGCTGATATTACTAACGCAAATATTGCAGGTTATGCAGCACCATTCTTAAAAGGTCCCATTGGAGAGGCAATTACTGTCACCAATGAAACCGCCTTAATCAACGCTTTTGGCGAACCATCTGCAGCAAACGCAGAATACTGGTTGTCAGCAACTAACTATTTGAACTATGGTGGAACGCTTAGTGTAGTTAGAACTGATGCTACTTCACTGTTCAACTCTGTTGCTAGATCTGGAAACTCACTTAGTTCCCTGACAGTAACCAATTCATCTACAAATGGTAAGTATGTATCTGCACCAGTTGTAACCATTTCTGGTGGCGGTGGAAGTGGAGCAGAAGCAACTGCACTTCTATCTGAAGATGGCAGTGGTAAAGTAACTGGGTTTAACATCACTCAAACTGGTAGTGGATATTCTTCCACTCCAACTGTTACTATTGCTCCTGTTGGTTCAACTGCACTTGCAACCGCTGCTCAAGGAACAACCGCAGTAGCATCTGCTGCTGGTGGTAACTTGGATTCCGGTGCTTTGACCGGTGATGCAACAATTAGTAACGCTGGTTCTGGTTATTCTTCTGCTCCTACAGTCACTGTCACTGGTGGTGGTGGAACTGCAGGATCTGCAACAGCAACTGTAGTCAATGGAGAAATTTCTCAGATTGCACTTTCTGGTGGTACAGGATATACATCAGCACCAACTCTTTCTGTTGCAGATCCAAGCGGTGTAGTTGTTACTATTACATCTGCCGGTAACAACTACGATCCTACTGGAACTTACACAGTTAATGTTAGTGGTGGTACTCCTGTAGGTGGATCTGCATTTAGCGGAACTTTAGATGTTAACTCAAGCGGTGAGGTAACTGGAGTTAGTGTTGCAGATAACGCAAGTTTTGGTAACTATAATGCTTTTGGTGGATTGTCACCAATCATTCCAATTCCTGGCACAACTGCATTAGCAACTGCAACTATTTCTGCAGACCCAATTAAGATTACTAGAGAGGAAGTTTACGAAGCATCATATTCAGGCAACACTAGTGGTTGGTTGTATGCTTCTAAGAGTGCAGGTAGTTGGGGCAACTCTCTGAGAGTTTGTTCCGTCGATCATGGTCCTCAGCAATCTCTTTATTTGATTGATTCCCCAGCAGCACCTGCTAAAGGAGATTTTGTTACTTCTGGAATCAAGAAAGGTAAAGTTATTGATTGGAATAAGGGTTCGGATGACAACCTAATTATTCATGTTGTTCTTCTTGATAGTCAGGATAACGACAAGTATCTTCCATCTCCAGACGCCAATCAGAAGTTTGCAAATGGCGATGCCATCAACTTTAATGCTGTTTCATCTACACTGAAAGGTTCTGCTGGTGTTGATAATGGTTCCCAATGGTATCTCAGTAAAGAGGTCTATCCTGGATCAGGTGTACTGTGGAATAGTGTTGCAGCAAGACCTGGAACTACAGATGATGTTGAGCAGTTCTACGGAAATGCTAATGCTTATGATACTGTTCACATCGCAATTGTTGATGAAGACGGTTTAATTTCTGGTGCAAAGAATTCAATTCTTGAAACCTGGACGTATGCATCTAAGGCAAATGATGCTAGAGGAGCACAAGGTGGTTCTAACTACTACAAGAAAGTTGTTTCTTCCGGTAGTAATTTTGTTTATGCTGGCGACACTAACTATGAGAGCCAAGGAAAAACTACAGCGTTTGAACCACAAGGTGGTCTGTCTATCTCCTTAACAGGTGGTGCAGATTATGCTATGCTTTCTAATGGTCAGTTTGATATTGAAGTTGATGAATTAACTTCAGGTTATAATACATTTGCAGATACAGATAATATCAGTTTAGATTATCTGATCATGGGTCCTGGTCTTGATGACGAAGACAAAACCAGACAAAAACTTACCCACATTGGTGGTATTGCTCTGAATAGAAAAGATTGTATTGCATTCGGTTCTCCACATAGAGGAAACATTATTTCTTCTGGTGGTGATGCACTTTCTAATAATGATATTATTAAGAACATCAAAGATTTCTATGATACAGTAGGAAGCAATTCTTACCTAGTTCTTGATGGTAACTATAAGTATGTTTATGATCGTTTTAATGATACCTATCGTTACATCCCTTGCAACACTGACGTTGCAGGTCTGGTAGCAGATTGTGCAATTAGAAACGAGCCTTGGTTCTCACCTGCTGGATTCTCTAGAGGTGGTATCCGTAACTTGGCAAAACTTGCATGGAATCCAAGCAAGACAGATAGAGATGAACTCTATGCAAATAGAATTAATCCTATTGCTGTATTCCCAGGTCAAGGTGCTGTTCTCTTCGGTGACAAAACTGCACTTTCTAATCCATCTTCCTTTGATCGAATTAACGTTCGTAAATTGTTCCTTGTCCTTGAGAAATCAATTGAGCAGGCAGCAAAGGCACAACTTTTTGAAGTTAACGATGAGACCACAAGAAACATCTTCAGGTCAATTGTTGAACCATTCCTTCGCGATGTTCAAGCAAGAAGAGGTGTTACTGATTTCTTAGTTGTTTGTGATAGTACAAACAATACTCCTGCAGTTGTCGATAACAATGAGTTTGTTGCTGAGATTTATATTCAACCAACACGCTCCATCAACTTCATCACTCTGACGTTTACCTCGACCAGAACTGGTATCTCGTTTGATGAGATTATCGGTAGATGATCAGTAAGATAATAAATAAAATTACGGGAGACCCTATCAAAAATGGCAAACATTAATCAGTTCAAAAATAAGTTACAGGGCGGCGTTCGCCCTAATCTATTCCAAGTAGATATTAACTTTCCTTCCGCATCTTTTGATTACGGAAGTAATACGACCACCGCAACAGATCTTTCTCAGGCAGGAAGATTTCTGTGCAGATCTGCTCAGATTCCAGCAGCAAATCAGGGTCTTATTGAAGTACCTTTCCGAGGTCGCTTCCTTAAGATTCCTGGTGACAGAACCTTTGAACCATGGACCGCAACGTTCTACAATACTTCAGATTTCGATCTGAGAGCAGCGTTTGAACAGTGGATCAACATCGGTAACAAAACTGATGAAGCACTTGGAACCTTCAACTTTGGCAGTGATTCTGCCTTTGGTGCATATTTCCAGGACATTACCATTAGACAATTGGATAAAAATCCTGAGTCAACTGGTACTACTTCTGCAGATTCTGGTGTAAATAGAGTATTGAGAGAGTACAAACTTGTTGGTGCTTGGCCAACTAGTGTAGGTGCAATCAGCCTCGCTTATGATAGCAACGATCAGATTGAAGAATTTGATGTTGAGTTCCAGTATCAGTATCTTGATGCTGGTGAGAAAGCGTTTGCTACAGGCAAAGGTGAATTCACAACCTTGAGGAATGTAGGTTCTAGCCAGAACGTCAACTGATAAAGTTGATAAATAGAGTAACGGTACAATTACTCTATATTTGGAATGGCAGAACTGTTTGGATTTTCAATTACAGCTGAAGATCTCAAAAAGGGGGCAAAGGCAGCAACGTCCCCTGTACCACCCACTGATAATGATGCTAGTTCAACCATCACTCCTTACGGGGGATGGTTTGGTCATTATGTAGATCTTGATGATACAAAAAAACGTGATGAGATTAATCTCATTCGTCGTTATAGAGAAATGGCACTTGCACCTGAAGTGGACAGTGCCATTGAAGATGTAACAAACGAGGCAATCGTTACTGATCAAGATGACAGTCCAGTAGAATTAGAACTGTCAAACTTAGAAGTATCGGATTCCATCAAAAATAGGATGAGAGATGAGTTTGATCATATCAAACGTCTCTTAGATTTTGATAAATCTGCACATCAAATTTTCAGACGTTGGTACGTCGATGGCAGATTATTCTATCATAAAGTTATCGATTTAGAAGACCCTTCAAAAGGTTTACTAGAACTACGTTATATTGATCCTCTTAAGATTAAGAAAGTACGTCTAATAGAAAAACCAGCAGTAGACGCAGATCAATTTAACAAGTACGACTACGGTAAAGTCACAGAATTTTTTGTTTACAATGCTAAGGGTGTAAACAATACTAACCAAGGAATTAAAATTGCAAAGGATGCTGTTACATACGTAGCATCTGGAATTGTAGATCAGGGTAGAAATATGACCCTGAGTTATTTACATAAAGCAATTAAGTTCCTCAATCAGTTGAGAATGCTTGAAGATAGCATTGTCATTTATAGATTGTCAAGAGCACCTGAGCGTAGAATTTTCTACATCGATGTCGGCAATCTTCCTAAAATTAAAGCGGAACAATACCTGCGTGATGTGATGTCACGCTATAGAAATAAAATGGTATATGACTCCAGTACTGGAGAAATTCGTGATGACAAAAAGCATATGAGTATGCTTGAGGACTTCTGGTTGCCTCGTCGTGAAGGTGGTCGTGGTACTGAAATTACTACACTACCTGGTGGACAAAACCTTGGCGAATTAACTGACATTAAGTATTTCCAAACTCAACTCTATAAGGCACTTAACGTTCCTCCTTCTAGATTGGAAAGTGATAAGTCATTTGATCTAGGTAAATCAGAAGAGATTAATAGAGACGAAATTAAATTTACAAAATTTGTAGGTCGTTTACGTAAAAAATTCTCTGATCTTCTACACGATCTCCTCAAAACACAACTGATCCTTAAAGGTGTAATCACAGTTGAAGATTGGGAAGATATGAAAGAGCACATTCAGTATGATTATCTTTATGATAATCAATTTGCTGAACTTGCTAATCTTGAATTAATGGAGAAGAAAATGGAAGTTCTTGATAAAGTAGATCTTTATGTTGGCAAGTACTTCTCACAAGATTATGTCATGCGTCAACTCC